TTTTCTTATAGTGATTTTCTGGAAAGACATTGCACGCTTCTTTAGGAACTTTGCAAGCCCTCTCACAACCGATTACTTTAAGGCAGAAAATGACTACGTTGTGAGAATTCCTTCAAAAACAGAATTGTACAGTGAGGTGACCAAACAATTGATTAATGCTTTTCCGGACTATACTCATGTATTCTTGTATGGTCATATTCGTATTCCAGAGAACATCGTCCATGACATCTATGACACAGTGCCACAAGCTAGAACAGAGGAAAACATTACAACAGCCTGCAGCCAAGAGAACTTTCCATTGCAGCTAAAAATATGGCTAGACGTCCGAACCACAGCAGGTATGTACTTCAACGTCGCAGAAGATGAGGTACATGAAGACAGACCAGGATTCTTTAAGAGCATTCTCTACGCTTTCAGAGATGCTTTCCTTTACTTAATTGGACGCATGAGTTATTTCAACACAAGCTCTATGTACAAGATAGCCACCTATGAGGAACTACCAGGAAACAGAAACGTGAAGAAGATATTCTATATTGGTGACATTCGGTCTCGCGACAAGATCAACAGAAAACCTGCCCCAACCGTGTTCCAGAGTTTTGTAATTGATAGCAACATAGTCAATCAACTGTTCAAAGGAGATGCTTTAATAGAGACCAACTCGCGGAAAGCTATGCTCAGGATGTATCTACCCTTGGATATCCTGGTGAGAGTGAAGGAATCACTAATGATAAACCCAAACACAGCGGTGGACTCATTAGTTACTCAGATATCTAAGATGACAGAGTTCATCTTGACCCCCGAGGATTGGTTCCGTACCTATCACGTGATACCATATATTGGCAAGTTGCAGGATGCATTGGATCGTGTGAAATATCGTGACTTCGCCGACGTGATGGAAGACACCGTTAAGTTAACTAACGATGTGACTAGTATACATGTCCTTAATCGCATTAGCAGAAACCTAAGTAGAAGACTTAGAACTATGTTCAGAAAAACAGGAGGGTTCAAGCTTCTGTTACAGATGTTATTCGGTTTCACTATCTGCATGGGTTCTCTGCTATTAATGGCATATCTCTTTGGACTCACAATGCTAGGGTTGCAAAACATGTTCGTTTCAACCTATGAAATGGAAAGACCACCAATGTGCCTGAAAGGAGAAGAGTACGGTCAAAATATGTGTCATGATCCAAAGCATTCAGGAAAGGATTTGAAGCCAGGTTTCGCACAGATCAGACAAGGATTTGACCTGAACAACACATGTACTTATTATTATGTCCATGACTACGCTATCACCAGTCACGATGATGGTTTCCAAGCGTTCAACTTGAGATCAGAGAACAACAAATATGCTTCAATTGTTGAACGAGTGGCAGTCACGAATGTAACACAGGACTACCGTCCGGACCTCATCGCTATGTACCGACACGCCCGAGCCATAGCTCAGGAAATGAAAACCTTCTTGACACGTACAGGAAATGAATTAATTGATTTCACAGAATGCATAGACTTCATCAATACCAGAAAGAATTACACTAGAGGAACCAAGGATAAGATTATCAAAGCCCTTAAGGAATGGCAAGGTGTACCCCTCAGAGAAGCAGCACACAGTGATAAATTCAAAGCGTTCATTAAAGACGAGATGTACCCAAAGAATTCACGTCCTAGAGCAATCATGGGATGTCCAGACATTCTCAAATGTATTATGGGACCAGTTTACCACGAAATAGGGGAAATTTATTTCGCCCGAGAATGCACAATCAAGAAACATCCAATCAATCAGAGATCAGTCTATGCAGAGGCCTATTTGCGTGGGTATGGGGATTATGTTTACCAGACAGACCACACTGCATTTGAAGCAGCAGCAACAAGAGAAATCCAGCAACATGCCGAGTTAATAGTATACAAAGAACTTTACCCAGAGCTAGCATGGTTATTTGACATCCTTACTGAAGATATCGTATGCGCGTATGGTAATGGACCTGCAGCATCACTATATTATATACCTTGTTCACGTTGGAGCGGAGCACCCAACACATCATTAGGAAACTCCATAACGAACGAAGTATTTCTCCGTATGATAGCCGAGCATTTCAATGTAGACATGAAATTCCTGGTCGAAGGTGATGATGGTCTGGTTGTCACAAGACAACCTTTGGATGTTGAAGCTGTAAGAAGGTATGCAGTGGAGAATGGATTCGATTTGAAGATGGAATGCAAAGAAGACATCAGCACAGCAGGGTTCTTGTCCATGACATGGGACAGGGACACATGTTTAATAGACGTAGACAGTAGGTATTTGTATTTATATAATCAAGCACACTTCAGGGAAAGAGACTGGATCATTAAGAGCAGACAATGGAATCTAGTTGCAGCCCGTATGATGTCAGCTGTGAGCAACATGCCCAGAGCACCACTTGTCAGATTGCTTGAATCAGCAGCACTTAAGTTGAGCAGAGGTAATGCTGCGGTAGACAAGAACTGGTGGAATTTGTATCAGGCAAATAGCTATGGATGGGAAATTATAAATGATGACCGTAAGGATCTCATCATAGTGAGCGATACATCAAAGAGGCAGGCTGACGACCAGAAACTGCTACGTGAAGTTATAGGAGAAGAAACTGGTAAACTACAAGCGCTATGGATCGACGACATGAATCAATATGGCTACTCTCACTCTAGAGCCAGAAGAATGGCTATGGCAGCGTTAACGATTAATGACGCGGACACATTCTGGGAACTCTACCGTGAGGTGATGGACATCTACGATGATCGTGACCCAGAGGAGTACTATGGACCTAATATTGACTTTACTCGTAGAGCCAATATCAAGTTCTAAGGCTCATCCAAATACCGGAGATCCATTAAAGTACTGTAAGAACATGTATCCATTCTTGATCTCAGGACACGGACTTAGGTAGTATTTTGAACATGGTGGTACGTCCACCAGCAAAATATGAGCACTAAATCCCAACAACCAAAATTCAAACAGCAAATCCCTAAGAAGGGTGGCAACAGACGCAAAAGAAACGTTGCCTCGCGCGGCAGGCGTAGCGCAGCACCTGCTAAGTCTCTATCAAGTGAGAACTTTAAACTTAGACGATCCGAATTGTGGAATGAAATAGCTATAGAAGCTGGTTCACATATCTATAGACTGCAATTCGATACAGAGTCGGGACCTGCATGGTTCAGAGCGATCTCTAAGTTGTATGAAATGTACCAAGTACATTATGTGACTATCAGGTTAGTTCCCACCGCAGCTACCACCAACTCCGGCGGATGGGTTGCAGCTTACAACACAAATCCATCCGAAAAAGCGCCAGAGACGGAGAATAGAACGCCTGATCTCATTGCAGCTCAGTATGGCCATGCAACTGGGCCCATATATCGTGGCGGTAAAGTAAGAATACCGGCCGGTGCGTTGAAAGGTTTCAGTACCAACACACCCCTAAGATCAGACGACCATGGCTGGCTTTTCAATTTCGAACTCGCGACAACAGGCGTAGCTAGCCAATGTTCTTTCAAAGTGTACATCGACTATTCCGTGACATTTAGAAACCCTCAATTGAATTGAATCTCATCGGAAGATTCCTCTAAGAAATACATATATGTCTTAAGCCATGTTAAAACCCAAGAGGGCATTCGTCAGATTATAACGGACGTAATGCACAATCTACCCATGGACCCCGAGTTCTTTAGTGGGGGCGTGGAGTCATTGCCGGGCTATAACTATCTTAAGATGTTGCTGCCCGCAGGCAGCAAATGGTTTATTCCGCAAGGTGTACCTAGCTGGTTCACAAAGGAGGACGCAGGGGGCAACGTTCTAAGTAAGGTGGACAGCATGTTTAATCTGTACAAGACAACCTTTACATGGAATAGCACAAGTGGTGGCTGGACCACAGGAACCGAACGTCTGTGGGCAGACGTGGAACGTTCCCAAGAATTAACCCAATGGTGGAGGAATCAGGCCGGAGAAGACTCACTCCTAACTACCGGAATCACATTCG